TCTGTTCCTACTTTTGGTTTCATTCCCTCTTTAGTTTCAATTTTTTTAGCTTTTTTAGCTTCATTCATATTATATGATTCATTGTCCATTTTATCGAAATCAAAATAATCATCATCTTCTTCAATACCTTTGTATTCAGAATCATCAAACATTTCATCCATTTCGATTTCATAGACAACTTCATCAACTGAATCTTCTTCTTCCATTTCCCATTTTTCTTCCAATTCTTCAGATTCTTCTTCAGATTCCATTTGAAGTAAGTACTCAACATCTTCGTCATCGTCAGAAATTTTGGTATAGTCTCCATCAGGAACAACTGTAACAGTGTCAGAATTTTTCATATTCTTGAATACATTGAAAACTTTATTTAAATCAGTTTCCCCTGTGAGGTCATTAATAGAGTCGTCTTCCATGTCGTACATATCAACTTCCATGTCAACTTCCATGTCATCCATGTCGTCTTCCATTTCGTCTTCTGTATCCTCCATGTCATCCATGTCAACTTCCATATCTTCCATGTCTTCCATGTCTTCCATGTCGTCTTCCATATCCTCCATGTCATCCTCTTCTTCAGAATCTTCTTCGGGAATCATAACTAATTCGTCTTTGTCAGTCTCATCTTTCAAAGACTCCTTTACTAGTTCGCTAATTTCTTCCTTCATTGTTGAAGCAAGTATTTCTTTTGCGTTTTCATTAATAACTTCTTCCAAATTTTGTATTTGGAGAAGTGTTTCGTTAACTAAATTTTTTTCAGACATTTAAACTTTTTTTTAATAAATATGTAGAGAAATTAAAAAAATAAGTTTTTTATGATTTATAAATGAAAAAAGGGGACAAATGTCCCCTTTGGCTAATTTAACTATGAGTATATATTACTCTACCACTTCATTAATTTTACTCTCAACAATTGCTGTAATTCTCCAATCTTGAGAGTACGATTGAAATAGTTTAGTGACCTTTGCTTCCACATCAGTTGGACTAAACCCTTTGACAAGTTTTTCTTCCTTTTGTTTTTTAATTTTACCTGATTCAGAATCAACATCATCAATTGTGATTTTTGCTACAAAATATTTTTCGTCCATATTAATTATTTTGATAAATAATCGGTAAGTTTTCTCATTAAATCAAGTGATTTACCTGATTCTCTTTGTTGTTTTAATTCTTTTTCCTCTTGTAAGTTTTCTTCATACTTAAATCTATCCTTCTCATCCTTGAACAAATACGCTCCAGGTGTTGATGGTGAAGAAACAAGGTCAAAACAAATTAATTCAAAATCTTCCTGTACTTCGTTTTGTTCTCCTCTTTTTGCAAGTGAGCCAACTCCTCTTGAAGAAATCCCAAGAGTTACTCCTTGTCTTAAAAGATTTGCGGCTTGGTCTCCCTTTGTTGATACTATACCTCTTTCGTGAAAACCTGGTGAAGTTAAAAGTCTTAATTTACCAAGTAATACATTTTTATCCCACCACATTTCAGTAATAATGTGAGAAACCCTATCAAGGTCAATAAGAGAAGATTCAGGGTGATTTAATTCTGAAAGAGAAGTTCCTCTTTTAATATAATTTTTAGTATAATTATCAGCCTCTCTTTTCAATATTTTTTCAGGATATATTCTACCATTTCTATTTGGGGTATCATATTTCTGAAGAACGGCGTAGAATTCAAATGGTTTTGAATGGTCGGTAGTATTAAAATTTTCTTTAATTACTCTATCATTAGAAAACTCATTGGGTGACACGTAACCTGCATCATACTCAATAAGAATTCCTTTACCTATTTCCGTAGGTCCTAAAATTTTATAGTTTTGCATTTAATATTTTCTTTATAAATATTAAACTGTAACCAAATTTTTTTCTTTGTCGTTTTTTGTTAAGTAGAAATTGAATAATTCAGACGTAAAAAATATATCCCCATCAATGAATGATATTATTTTTTTAATTTCATTTTTAAGTTTTATTGATTTGAAATCAATGTCGACTTTAGTGTATAAGGTTATTTCTAAATTCATAAATGACCTTTTACCTACAGATATACCACTTGTTCTTAAATCTAAATCGACAATAAATTTACTATAAAACATAAATTTATCTGATATCTCAAGTAATAATTGTTTTACCAACCTGTTTAAATAAGAAACTTCTCTACCCCAATTCTCCAATACTTTTTTTGGTTCAACCCAAGATTGTATATTAATGTAAACTGATTTTAAATTTTTTGAATCTACCGTTCCGTAACAAGTTTTAAAATTTTTATATCCCTTCAGCACACATGATTTCCCTTTTTTCATTTAACTTTGCATAATATTCGTTTATTTATACATAAATCTAATAAAAAATAATACGTTTGTCAAAATGTTAATTATAGAAGTCAAAAAGAATAATATTGAGGGTGCTCTTAAGCAATTCAAATCCAAAGTAATTAAAACAAAACTTGTATTACAATTACAAGATAGAAAAAATTACAAAAAAAAATCTGACGTTAACCGTCAGATTATTAAAAATGCAATTTATAAACAGAAAAAAAATTTAGACAATTAAACCATTGTTTAATTGTTCTATCTTAATAAACTCTTTTTTAGTAAATTCACTTGATTTAATTTTAGTTTTAGTCTCAAGTAATGTTTGTTTAATTTCTTCATCTGCTTCTAAAATCAACTTTTCAAGTTTTTGAATTGTAGACTCTTTAATCGTTTCAAATTCTTCTTTAGTTGGGTTCTTCTTTAATAAAGAAATAACTTCTTCTCGGTCAGATTCGTTAAGTTCAGATAAAGTTTTTTCAATGTTAGAATTTGCAATCTTTAACATTGTACTAATCGGGACTACTTTTTTTGAATCTTTAACTATTGGTTCTTTAGTTAGGGACTCAACAATATTTTTTTTCGCAATTGATTTTTTTTCAGGTTTTAAATCATCCCCATAAATTAAATCATCAATTATTGTATAGTTATTTTCTTTAACAATTCCATTAGTCCATTTTGTTATTTTATTAACAAAATTTTCTGAAAGTTTAATTGATTTAACTTCTTTCGACAAATCATCTACCAAGTACCCAGCGGTTTCTTTATCTAATGATTTATTTTCTTTTAAAGTATCATAGATAAAAAATAATCTTTTAAAAGACTTATTCTCTAAAAGTTCATTTTTAAAGAATTTCATATCCTTATCTAATTTGTTGTCAACAAATGATTTAACTAATTTATTTTCAACCAAAGTTTTTATTACACCGAATCTCATGTTGTATGTTTCTGTATAAATATCAATCTTTTAATAAGCTGTTTAATTTTTGTTCCATTTCACCCAAAGATTTTTTAGCTTTTGATAAATCAATTACATCATCTTGGTCAATCATATTAGTTTCAAGTAATATATTCATGTCTTTTTCTATTGATTCAGGAGTAACTCCTGCTTCCCCTCCTGGTTCGGGACCTGGAGCTGGAGGTGCCGGTAATTCTCCGCCAGGTAATGGTTCTCCTACGCCACTTTCATCGGGTGGAGCTCCTCCTTCAGATGGTGCTCCTGCCGGTTCTCCTTCTTTCTTACCGTAAAGTTTGTCAAGATTATCAAATAATCCTGTATGTGTAATAACTTCAGCAGTCTTTTTAAGTTCCTCGCCAACGGCCCTTTCAATTCTTTGTTGTTGTAAATCAAGTTTGATTTCCTCATCGGAAAAACCAAGAATATGTTTTTTAGCCCAAGATTGTGATACTGCGGCTATTCCTGAACCAGGGTCTGCAACCATATCTTTATATAATAATACTTTTTCTTTCCAAACATCAATCTTTAAAAGGTCGGCTTGTGTTGAAGGGTTTGTGAGTGAAAGAGAAAAATTAGATATTTCATCTTCAAATCCTAAAAGGAATAAATGTATGATTGCAATTTTATTTAATTCTTGAATCATGCTCTTTTGAATCCTATTGATTGTTCGAGCAAATCTAATATCCTGAAGAGATAGGTTTTTTCCGTCACCAACAGTTTCTTCAAATCCAAGGAAAGCTTTTGGGACACGAAGTGCGGTTAAAAGTTTCT